TTCTCCATGCAGAAAAAAAGATACAGAACAAAGCCAAAAATGATTTTCTATCTTTTGTAAAATGCATGTGGCCAGATTTTGTAGAGGGGTCCCACCACAGGCACATTGCAGAAAAATTTAATAAATTAGCCACGGGTGAAATAACTCGACTAATTGTTAATATGCCACCAAGGCATACTAAATCAGAATTTGCATCTTATCTTTTGCCATCGTGGATGGTGGGCCGTAATCCAAAACTCAAGATCATACAAGCAACGCACACCGGAGAACTAGCCGTGCGGTTTGGTCGTAAAGCAAAACATCTTATTGACTCAGAAGAGTATAGAAAAATTTTCAACACAACTTTACAAGAGGACTCGAAAGCTGCGGGCAGATGGGAAACGGCACAAGGTGGAGAATACTTTGCTGCTGGTGTAGGCGGTGCTATTACTGGACGGGGCGCGGATCTATTAATCATTGACGACCCGCACTCGGAACAAGATGCGTTGTCCCCTACAGCATTAGAATCAGCATACGAGTGGTATACATCAGGACCACGTCAACGTTTGCAACCAGGCGGCAAAATAGTTTTAGTAATGACACGTTGGTCAACAAAAGATCTAACAGCAAAACTTATATCGAATCAAAAAGAACCAAAGTCTGATCAGTGGCACGTGGTCGAGTTTCCGGCAATCATGGACCACGGACCAGTGTGGCCAGAGTATTGGAATATAGAAGAATTAGAGAAGGTCAAAGCTTCATTGCCCGTGGGCAAATGGAATGCGCAGTGGATGCAGTCGCCAACGAGTGAAGAAGGTGCAATCTTAAAACGTGAGTGGTGGAGAGTTTATGACGAAGAGAATATACCGCCTCTACAACATGTTATACAATCTTACGATACAGCGTTTCTTAAAAAAGAAACAGCCGACTATTCAGCCATTACAACGTGGGGTGTATTCTATCCAAATGAAGATAGCGCAGCTAATTTAATACTATTAGACGCTGTCAAAGGTAGATACGAGTTTCCAGAACTAAGGCGTTTAGCGCTACAGCAGTACGAATATTGGAAACCTGAGTCTGTTATTATCGAGGCCAAAGCATCAGGACTACCTCTGACCTACGAACTTCGGCAGATGAACATCCCAGTTATTAACTTTACACCCAGCAAGGGAAATGATAAACATGCAAGGGTAAACGCCGTAGCACC